CGGCTAATTGTGGGCTTACCGGAACTCTAGCTGTCCCCTCGGCGTAGCCGTTGTGGGACTGCTCTCATTTTGAAGTGCGCCGACCCCTTGAACTATTCGACGCGGGAAAACGCATATTATTCGCCCGTAGCGATCCCACCACCAACAGACATCATAAAGCACGGTGCTGGGGCTACAGACTGTAGGTTTCGGGTAATCATGGAGGAGTGACCGACTGGAAGGCCGGTAGGCCCCAAGGAGGGTAACGGTGAGAAGACTCTGAGAGCGCCGCTGCCTCGTAATGATTGACTGAAACTGTACAGCCTGTTTGCAGCAATACTGTCTAAGGGCGCTATATGTAGTGTGGCGAGACACTTTCGATTGTCCCCACTTAAAAGGTCAATCGATTCCGCCGAAGGCGGAAGGTTCTCCTATCATTAGTGAGGACGAAGAATTTAGACGCAAGATGAGGCCGAACGGACCATAATTGTTATTACAATGCGAGAACAAAGCACAGGAACATGGTAGCGAAGCATGTTAGCACCACTGCTGATGCAAGAATTCGTATTTGATCGTCATAGCTCATTCGCATTATGCTTCTCCCAACACGGATTTTAACACAAGGCACGACGCTGTTATCGCCGCCATGATCAGGATGGGCAGCGTCCACCAGCCCACAAAATAGACAAGAGCGGTGAGCAGGCTTATCCATGCCAAGTTAAAAAGCCAGTATGTAAAGATTGCGGTATTCATGTCAGTCTCCTGCTTCAGTGTTGGAGGTCGCGAAGAACTCATCGTGCTTTGGATCGATGGTTGGTACTACAAATGTCCAACCGGCGTTCTCCGCAATGTTCTGCGCGTCGTCAGCCCATTCGAGGCCGCACTCAATGCACTGCATGCAAACGCCAGCTTTGTGCATCGTGACTTCCACGCAAGCCTCACACACACGGTTCTTGTAGGGTGATGGTGTGTTTCTATTTGGCATGTATGTTTCTCCTATGTGAGCTTATCCAGCCTTCCACCCAGACTCATTAGTGTGTTACTCTGACTACATGATTGGGTTTATTAAATGATTGTAATGGGATGGCTATTCTCCATACCCGCAGATCACAAACCCACCAGCGTTCTGACCGATCTGCCTTTGGGGCAATGCACACTTGTCACCCCAAGGATTGCACACTGAATGGACCGCTGTGCTGTTGTAGCTCTGCTATATTAGCAACCTCGCAATGTTAGCAGACTGTCACGTATAAGAAGGGGTGGGGGGGGGAAACCGCCATTGATTTCTCCGCTAGGGGGCACGTCTCTCATTTCTGCTGGAAAACCCGGAGGTTCCATGTCCGTTCCGAAACGATTTCTGAAGTCTACCTTGAATGACCGCCAGGAGGCGTACTGCCGTCATTATGTTGACCGCGGCGGTGATGTCCGCAACGCCATGGTACTGGCTGGCTATGACGACGATGGTAGCAGCAAGTTCCGTGTTGCCATGCACCGTCTCAAGCATAACCCTGCGGTCAGGGACCGCATCCACCAGATTACCCGTGAGTCGTTTACGTCAGACGCTGTGGAGGCCCGTGAGTGCCTGCTTCAGCTAATCAGGACTGCTAGGTCCGAGAAGGTAAGATTGGACGCTGCGCGGGATCTGCTTGACCGTGCCGGTCATAAGCCTCTGGAGACGCTGCTGACCATGAATGCGTCGGCAGCTTTGGACGAGACGGAGTTACGGGAGAAGATCACTGGACTGTTGACCCAGCTGAACATCGATCCTTCTACTCTCAAGCGGGAGAAGGAGGTGTTGGAGGCTAAGAAAGAGGAGTTCGAAGACTCGACGTTCCGGGTGAGTGAGTGATGGCCTGTAGGCAGGGCTGTCACCAAAATCCAAGTCGCCGGAAGGCGATACATTATGGCTATGTCCCACGAAGTCTTAATTGAGCATGAGGCACTATATATAGTAGCTTATCACCCTGGGCCTACAGTATGTAGGGGTTCTCTGAAACCCCTGTCAAGCGCTTTGTTGTAAGGCGTTGATGCTGAATGCTTTTATTTTTGCTTTTCCCTGCCCCAGAATAGCCGTTTTTACATTCGGTGACATGGTGCGTCACCCCTCTGGACAAAAAAAACCCCGTGGCCGGAAAAGACGGGGACACCCATGAAACCCATCTACATCGAACCACGGGGCGGTAGGAGCAACGGAGCAACCACCTACCTGTTGCATATATACAACATATAGTGTACTTATGCAATATGCACACAACATCTAGTGATCCCGACGTTGCCCGGACGGAATTGCTGTCCGAGTTGAGCCATTATGTTGACGTGCTGGACCGCCAGTTGCAGATGCAGCGGCTGCTACAGTACAGGCCGTACCCAAAGCAGCTTGAGTTCCATAATTCCGGTTCCGATTACCCAGAGCGCCTGCTGATGGCTGGCAACCAGCTGGGTAAGACCTACAGCGCTGCCATGGAAGTCGCCATGCATGTGACGGGCGTCTACCCGGATTGGTGGGAGGGCAGGAAGTTCGCCAAGCCGGTCAACGCTTGGTGCGCTGGCGTGACTTCCGAGAGCACGAGGGACAACCCGCAGCGCCTGTTGCTGGGCATTCGCCGTGAATTCGGCACTGGTTCGATCCCGGCAGAGAATATTGTGGATATCCAGATGGCGCGAGGCGTCCCAGACGCCGTTGATAGCGTCACTGTTGAGCATGTATCGGGCCGTAATAGCCATATCTGGTTCAAATCATACGAAAAAGGCCGGGAGAAGTGGCAGGGGCAGACGCTTGATTTCGTCTGGTATGACGAGGAACCTCCCGAAGAGATCTACACGGAGGGCTTGACCAGGGTAAATGCGACTGCTGGCATGGTTTTCGTCACATTTACGCCATTATTGGGTATGAGCCGCGTGGTCACACGCTATCTCCAGCCTGACGACGACGCCTCCAAGCACAGATATGTCGTCAATATGACCCTTGATGACGCGCCTCACATGACCGAGGCGATGAAAGAGCGCATTCTCTCCCAGTATCCTGAATATGAGCGGGACGCCAGGACCAAGGGCATCCCCATGCTTGGCTCTGGCCGCGTCTATCCTATTGCCGAGGAGCGTGTTGCCTTCAGCCTGAACGATTTCGGCAACGGTATGCCCGATTACTGGCCGACCTTGGGCGCTGTTGACTTTGGCGATTGGGATCATCCGACCTCTGCCGTCTTTGTTCGCTGGGACCGGGACCGCGATGTGGTCTATGTCACGGATTGCTACCGCCGCTCCAAGGAGCCGCTGACCGTTCACGCCGCGGCGATCAGGGACCGCGCCAATGGCTGCTATGTTGCATGGCCCCACGACGGCCTGAAGCACGACAGGACCGCTGGGCGCACCATCAAGGATCTGTATGCCGACAACGGGGTCAAAATGCTCCGTGAAAGAACCATGTATCCGTCGGGAGACTACTCCGTCGAGGCCGGTATTGCTGACGTATTGAATCGCATGCAGACCGGCAAATTACGCATTGCCACGCATCTGGCCGATGTCTGGGATGAATTCCGCCTTTATCACCGGAAGGACGGCAAGATCGTCAAAGAGCGCGATGATCTCATGGATGCTCTGCGCTATGCCGTGATGTCGATCCGACACGCCAGATCACCGGCTGATATGGGCCGCGCCGTCGAGGTTGAGAATATGGAGGAGTACCATGTCTTATGATCTTGTTGTCCGCAATATCACGCATACCGACATTCAAATGTACTACGACGGCATGGTCGAATTGCTGCTGTCCCACCTTGAGGATTGGCACGATTTCGACACCGACAAGTTCAAGAAATGGCTCTGGCAGGCTGTAGACGATCCTGAGACGGATGCCCTGCTATGCACCCACGGTCATCTGCCTGCTGGCTATTTCATTGCCAGGACCATCACGCCGGTCTGGTCGAGGGAGCGTATCTCTTCAGACGTTGTTCTTTATGCGCTGCCTCCGTACAGGGGTAAGGGTGTAGCCGTTGCATTATTGCAACAGTGGGCTTATAATTTACAGAAACGTGGTGTGAAAAAGGCGCTGGCTGGATATTCTTTGCGGGCCAGCCATTCTCATGCCCGTGATGCTTACAAACGGGCGAAGTTTTTTACTCTTGGCGAAATCTACGCGAGGAAATTCTGATGTGTGATGGCGGCGACGGCGGTGATGGCGGCGACGGCGACGTTGATGTAGATGGTGTATCAACGGCTGCGCCGGAAGCTGATGTAGACGATCCTGGCGCTGGCCCGATGGGTCCAGGCGGCGTAGGAGCGGGCACTGGCCCCGGCAGTATTTCTGCGGCGATTTCAGAAGGTATGGCTTCTGTAGCTAACGCTGCCGCAGCTCAAGCAAATGTTACCGATACCGAACAGGGCCACTCGGCTGCCCCCGAACCAGAAGTAGCCAATGCTTCCCCAACCACATCTACTGAACAAAATGAAGAAACTTTAGAAGAGACTACTGTTGAGGTCGCGCTG